CCCATCCGACACCATCGTCGGCGCCGGCAGTGGACACATGGGGTCAAGAAAGTTCTTAACGCGCTTGTGCGTCACAACTCTTGGTTTTGCCTTTGTAACCCCAGCAGCCTTGCGTGTGGGACGCGTGGCCGGCACCGCCTTTTGTACTTGTTGCTGGCGATTAATCACATTTTGACGTTCGAACCCCGCCTTCATGGCCGCTTTGCGAGCTGCAGGCGCCATTGCTACCGCAGCTTTCTGTTTCGGATTCAGAGTCATGGCAACAATTGCAATTGATTTGCTGTTGTGTTGCGTCAACTGACACCAAAGGACCTTCCTTTAAACAAGCAAGAATTTCCCCCGTTGTGGAGTAACAAGCTGCAACGCAGCGAAAAAGTTATAAAATACTTTGTGCTGGACGATAAGTGTGAAACAAAGATGGCAAGAAGGCTCCACCTACCTTACCAAAGTGAAACAACCAGACGCTCAAGCTGGCGCTTGAGAAAGGACGACGCCCCAAGAGTGCTCCACACCCTAGGTTAGCCATCCCCCACAATGACTCTCCTCCATGGACGAAGGATAATCGTCAACGTGCCGCACACACGCCGACCCGCTTTGGCCTGCCACGCCTTACGACAATTCCAGCCTTCCACTTCTCCAGCCCATCCTGGTCAATTGATGAGCTATCCTAACCCCTCCGGCTCAAGTTACAGAAGGCACACACCATAACCCGCTAGGTGACCAGCACACTGTTCGTGTCGGGATCTGATGTGTGGGTGCGATACGCTTCCGGCTGTTCATGCAAGTGCGCGAGCGTGACAGGGCCGCTCCCCCTCCTAGAGGGTTGGAGTGGCACCGTAAGCCACCCGTACCGTCTTCGGGCTGCCCGCCACGGCTGCCCTCGTGCTCCGTTCGGAATGACCCTTGCCCTTTCCAACCGATTTTGCAGATTGGCTTTGCGGCGCAGCTGCGCCAGGCAAGGGTGTAGTACGGCTCCCACCATCGCGGTTGGTGGAACCCTGCTTTCGCCCTCTCTCTGCGCTTATTGTTCCTTTCGCGCAACTGCCATGATCCACCCCTTGCGACGCGACTTCCGACCTGCCGCGGACGGGGCGGTGGCCCCCGAGAGATAGGCACTTCAGAAGCTTCGGGTCTACACCCAAGTGCTTTCCTAAGTGCTGATCGATCGAACAGCGTTCCAAAACGCCGAGGGGGTTTCGCATATCATCCTCATTCAACACTAATTCCTTAACCGCATCGTCAGCAACATCCCAGGACTCTTTGCAAGCTACCATTGCTTTGCCTGTTGGTTTCTTGGCCCCATTGCAGGCCCAAGTCTCCATCACGCAACCATGTACTGGTGAGTTTGCTAAAATGTCCCATACGTATGTTCTGAATTCAGCCAAGGATTTGCGTTGAATGCACAACTCTGGACGGCGAAGTAGCATGTCTCTGTCATAGACAACATCGCTACACCCCAACTCGCGTGCGCGGCGCGCATTAAGATCTCCGATCGCAACTGCGTAATAACGCACGAACATGGTTTGCCTGGCTGCCAGTGCCTTGTTGTAGCACGACGTGGCTATCTCAGCATACTGGCTGCCGTTCAGTTTTGCGCCTATAGTTCCATCAACAAGTTGTGGTTGTATGGGCGCGAGCACTAACCTCTGCATGTTCTTTTTGATTTTCACCATTGCATAAAGCTTGCCGCTTTTAGCTAAGAACAAGCATCTGGATAGAACTTCAAGCGTACATCCGTCTTCAGACATCACGGGTTCAATCGTTTTCCCGTAGCATTCATAAGCGGACACGATTTCGTCAGCTCCCTTTGTGTAATCCCGCGCATCAAAAGCCGTGTCGTCACCGTCGCCGTAGTCAAAATCGCAAAATTCAGTGTTTGCGTCGATGATTTTTCGCGCATTAGAATATTGTTCAGGTCCACACACATGGTACGGATCGTTGATGTTCTCGACACATTCGGTGTACAAGCTTTCAATTATGCCGCCGCTCAGCGACATTTTGGCGCCCCGCACAAAGTAAGCCAGAGCCGCTGACTTGCCCCTAAAGCGTAAGATCTCAGCTCCTCGTAAAATCCTCACCAACAATCGATTGTATATTGAGGTCCCTCGCTCGCCTGAAAACAATATTCCATCGGCTTGGTCGAGACTTACAATAAAATCCTTCAGCTCCCATATGATTTGCCCTTTGCGTTCGCTAAAATTTGGGGCATCGAGTAATGGGTCAATTGGCACGGATGTCATTTCGAGGATGTCGATAACCGAAGACACGCTTTCCCGCACAATGTCGACCACCAATTCCTTCTCAAACGGGTACCACGACGAATCCATGGCACCAAAGTCGCAATTGGCTATGCGGATTTTACGCCCCAGAACACGGCTGAGCTTTGCATCGGTTTGGGCTATCGTTAGTCCCTTGCACATGTTGGCTCCGAATATGTAGCAATAAAATTGCTCAAAAGGAGACACATACTGCCGCCGATGCTGCAGCATCACTTGGTCCGGGGTTGCCTATAGCACGAGGCCTCTTATCTGCGGGCAAGCCAATTTCTCCTGACTTGCAGTGCCCTTGCAGCTTGTAAGAGCGGTAGAAGCTGTCCGCTTCGTTAAGGTTAGGTTCAACAGACTTTCCGTCGGCGTCCATGTGAAGGGTTGCTCCGTAGGCCGCCTCTTCACGCGCTTTCTGACGGGTTAATTCCGACCACTTCGCCGGTAGTTTTACCTCACCTTTAAATTGCTCAAACACCGCTTGTTTGAATGCCTCTTGAATCACGTTTTTGCAAATCTTTGCCGAGATGTGAAACCTTTGCTTCGCAGCATCTGTGTAAGCATGCCTCGTCCCATCTGCCAAGTGTCTTTCCATGGCTTTGGTCTGGTTCACCTTGCTTTCAGGGTCTAATGACGCAGTGCATTGAAATGCAGCTGGTCCGTGTTGAAAATCGCTTTGCTTCTGCAGTTTTCTGTCTGCATCCTCCAAGTCCGTTACTTTCCGGAACCCGCGTTCGATTGATTTTTCGAGCGAGGCTGTTGATTTCTCAACCATTTTCACCGACTCGCGCAATGCGCGAGTTGGTGCCTCACTGATGCGGCGCTCCACGATCGGAAAGCCAAAGGCTTGGATGGATTCAATGTTATCATCCAACTCATCCTGGTCTTCTTGCTCCATGATGCTTGCAGTTTGATCATGGCTGTCAATCACTTGTAATGACAGGCCCGGTGCTTGTGACCATGCTGCCCGTGTGTCGTGGGTGTTGAAACCATACGGGCATACAAACACCGAGTCAGTTCGTTGAAGCCTCGGTTGTGTCGCAATAGTTTGACTATGCATATTCAAAGCCGAAACCGGAGTTTGCACAGAAGTAGGTTCCGCGGCTGGTTCGGCCGCGTCCCGCTCTAGCAATCGATCAGGCACCCCAATTCCTTCTCCTCCTTCAACAGCGTCGTCATACCCGTCCTCACATCCAACATTGTCCCCTGGGCGGGGCTCACTAAGTCCGGGTTCATTCGGTGACGGTTCGGGGTTGTTGTCACCGATATTGTAAAACAAACACTGCCTACATGCGACCGTCGCGACGCGATTCTCAACAAAAGCAGCACACACAACATGCACTGCCCATTTGTAACATTCAAGGGCTCCAAAAGTGCCTCCGGGTGGCAATCCAAGACTGCCAGACTTTCCACACATCACGCTGAGGCGTGATTGCACTGGCGTCGAGCCCTCCTCGTTGGCGTTCACCCTCTCCTGCGACACTTTAATCGTGCCGGTTGATATTCCCCGCCATAGCTCAGCGGGTAAATGTACGCGTAACACGCTTGCTGGCATCACTGATGCAAACCCCATGGTGAGCATGTTTTTCATATGTGCCGGCAAACGATCGGTTAAAAACCATGTCGTTGCGCCGCACCCGAGGAAGGCCTCATCTGGATTGAGAATGATCTCGACCGTAGTGAATGAGCCTGTCAGCACCATCAAACAGTCGTCTCGCAGATATGCCTTCCCCATGGCGGCGAGGTAAGCCTTGGTGTCACGTTTTACCTTTGCCACACCAGAAAAACTCACCCCATCAGGCAAGCGTTTGTCTGGCATGGAAAGGCACCCCCCCATTTGAATGTGTTCCACACGAGTTTCAAAAACGGGGAGGATGTGCGCCTGGGGCGTCGTGTACTCGGTCAAATGAGACATAGCCATTATGTGCAGATCAAACTGTCACGCCTCTTCCCAAGCACACGATCAAACAAAGACGGTTAGGGTGGAAACAGCGTTCCACAATCCGTAATTTGGCTGCTTGAG